CTTTGAAGCTCGTGAGTATTTCATGGCAACAGCACCACAGCCTAAGATTAACTACGATGCTATTTGTATACAGACGGACGTAACAGGAAATGCCTCATGATTGGGTTAGTCACAGCTATCACGGACTTGGCAGGTACATGGGTCAAGAGCAAGGCGGAATCAACCAAGGCCACTGCAGAAGCCAAAGCCACCGCATTGAAAACAGCGGCACAGTCCACAGCGGATTGGGAACGCATCATGGCAGAAGCTTCCAAGAACTCATGGAAAGACGAGTGGCTAACGATAGTGTTCAGCATACCGCTGATTCTTGTCTTTATACCAAACATGGTAGGACATATTCAGGCGGGGTTCAACGCATTGGCAACTTTGCCGATTTGGTATCATGAGATCTTAATGGTTATCGTCCTCGCTTCATTTGGCGTTAAGGCCGGTAAGGGAATTGTAGAAATGATAGGAAAGAAATAGTATGCGTGATCCGGGACAAGTCCAACGTGACATGAAGAAAGAAGCAGAAGAGCGTAAGAAAGACGAAGCATTCATTAAGAAGAATCGTCTTAACAAGCCTATGCCTAAGAAGAAAAAGAAACAACCATCTGCGTGTGGTCAAGACTCTTGTACTCATGAACATATCAGGGATTACAATTAATGAGCAAGAAAACAGAAAAGAAAAAAGACCCAAAGATTTCATGTACTCCAGACAAAACAACTGGTGTGATGAAGTGTAAGTACGAAGGGCCAGTGTATACACTACCGCCTGAAGAACCAAAGACTCCAACAGAAACAACTACGTTTTAAAGGAAGTATTATGCCATACGGTAAAAAGAAAGCACCTGCAAAGAAAATGTTTAAGACCTGTGCAGGTTGTAAGACTAAGGCTAAGTGTAGAGCCGCTAAGAAATGCTTGGGCAAGGCTAAGAAGTAGTGCCTTTTAGCAAGTACAGCCCAAAGCAAAAGAAGCTAGCTAGGGTTGCTCCTCCAAGAAACAAGATCACAGCGGCTGATCTCAAGAAGGTGAAACGTGGCGGCAAAAAGAAAAAAAGCTAGTGACGCTTGTGCTAAAAAGGTCAAGGCTCGTTACAAAGTCTGGCCCTCAGCATACGCTAGTGGTGCTGTAGCAAAATGCAGAAAGGTTGGTGCTAAGAACTGGGGTAACAAGAGTGGCCGTAAAAAAAAGTAAAGCAGGAGCATCACTCAAGAAGTGGTTCGGGCAGAACAAAGGCAAGGGTTGGGTTGATTGCAAGACAGGTAAGCCCTGTGGACGCTCAGGGCCTAAAGACAAACGTAAGAGTTACCCTGCTTGTAGACCCACGAAAGCCGCTTGTAAAGCCGCAGGTGCTAAGACAGCCATGAAGAAGAAGACATCTTCATCCCGTGTTAATTGGAAAAAGAAGGCTAAGTGATGCCAAAGTCAAAAGACCCTAAGTTAGCCAGAGCAGGTGTAAGTGGTTATAATAAACCTAAGCGCACTCCGGGCGGCTCTAAGAAGTTCGTAGTGGTTGCTAAAGAAGGCGACAAGACCAAGACTATTCGTTTTGGTGATCCTAACATGACAATTAAGAAAGACCAACCTGCAAGACGTAGGAGCTTTAGGGCACGGCATAAGTGTGACACTAATCCTCCAAGTAAATTAACTGCACGTTATTGGTCATGTAAAAAGTGGTAGGGGTTGACATTTGCACAAAAGTGTGCTATAATATTAATCTCTTAAGTAGGTAACGCAAATGACGTATTTAGAAATAGTAAACAATGTTCTTAGACGCTTAAGAGAACGCACAGTCTCTACAGTAGACGAGACAGCGTACTCTCGTTTAATTGGTGTGTTTGTTAACGATGCAAAAGAAGAGTGCGAAAACGCTTGGAACTGGTCTGCGTTGCGTACTACGTTGTCTGCAACTACAGAGTCAGGTATCTTTAACTACGAACTAAACGGTTCAAAGAATCGTGCAACAGTATTAGATGTTATCAATGATACTAGCAATTGGTTTATGCGTTATAAGACTGCTAGTGAAATGAACGACATCTTCTTGAATCAAAATCCTCAGTCTGGTGCGCCATTGTACTACAGCTTTAACGGCGTGTCTACTGCAGACGGAGATACTCTTGTTGATTTATATCCTATTCCTAACGGTGCTTATGACTTACGTTTTAATGTTGTCTTACGCACAGGTGAATTAACATTAGATGCTGATAAATTATTAATTCCGTCTAAGCCTGTTCAACTACTTGCGTATGCTAAAGCTGTTGAAGAACGCGGTGAAGACGGCGGTGCATCAGGACTCTCTGCATATAATTCTGCAGGACGTTCTTTGAATGACGCTATTTCATTAGATGCGGCCAAGCATCCTGAAGAAGAAATCTGGGCTACAGTATGACAAAACCATTACAGTCAGCCAGTATTGCCGCACCGGGGTTTTTTGGACTCAACACCCAAGAGTCGGGTATTACTCTTGAGTCTGGGTATGCACTACAGGCAACTAACTGTGTAATTGACAAATATGGTCGCTTAGGCGCACGTAAGGGTTGGACATATTTAGCTGAGTCCTCTGGTGTCAATCTTAAAGGTATGCATCGGTTTGTTGATATTGATGCTGTTGAATACTTTGGCGCATGGTCAGACACAAACTTTTACATTTACTCAGGTGGATCACTGACTCCAATAACATACTCAGGATCTCAATCAATTACTGAGGGTAACTGGCAAGCTGTAACATTAAATGATGCGGCATATTTGTTCCAAAAGAACTATGAGCCGTTATACTTTGACACTACAACAGGAACGATTAAAGACATTTCTTCATCTCCTTCAGCATCAGGTACACCAATTGAAGGTAACTGTGCATTGTCTGCTTATGGGCGAGTATGGACAGCAGATACAGCAACAAATGTTACAACAATTTATTGGACTGACTTACTTGATCCTACTCGTTGGAACTCAGGCACAGCAGGTAGCTTAGATCTTTCAAGTATTCTTGTTAATGGTAATGATGAGATCATTGCACTAGGCGCACACAATGGTTTCTTGATTGTATTTTGTAAAGCTAACATTATTATCTTTGGTGATAGCGATACCAGTAAAACATACCTTAATCCGGCAACACTACAACTTGTAGAAGTTATCTCAGGTGTTGGTTGCATTGCTCGTGACAGCGTACAAAACACTGGTACTGATATTCTTTTCTTGTCTGAATCAGGCTTGCGTAGTCTTGGACGAGTGATCCAAGAAAAATCAACACCAATGCGTGACTTGTCTAAGAACATTCGTGATGATCTTGTGCAAGCTGTTGAAGCGGCACAGCCTAGCACAATTAAGTCATGCTACTCAGAGTCTAACGCATTTTATCTGCTTGCGTTTACAGCAACAAATAAAGTCTTTTGCTTTGATATGCGTGCGCCCTTACAAGATGGTTCTGCTCGTGTTACTGAATGGACAAACATGACGCATACTGATTATCTTGCATTTGATGGTGAGATATATCTAGCTCAAGCAGACGGGCTTGCTCGTTACTTTGGGTACGCTGACAATGGCTCTGCCTACCGTATGGTGTATTTTACAAACTACTTTGACCTAGGCAGTGCTTCATCAACTAAGATTCTCAAACGTCTTGCTATTACTGTTATTGGTGCTACTGGTCAGGACTTTGTTGTTAAGTCTGGATTTGACTACAGTGATGTATACAACTCTTATGCTCTGACTGTAAAGCAGGGTGTAATCTATGAGTATAATGATTCTGAATTTGGTTTAATAACAAACAATGCGGCAGGTTCTCAGTCAACAGATACAATCACTGACGCAGATGGTAATCATTACACAGTAGACTTTGTACTTGACAACTCATTATCACCTGAGTACAGCGCAACGTACAAAGCATGGTTAGATGCAGATACCTACTACTATACTGTTGATGATGGTAGTCGTACTGAAACAACACTCTATGTTAAACCATCGCACTTTGGTGCTGAATACTCAGGCGGTACTTTGGTTGATACTATTCGTGTTGCAGGTAGTGGCAGTGGTTCTGTACTACAACTTGGCTTTGAAGCAGAGCTTAACGGCGGTGCTTTATCTATTCAGAAAATGGACATCTACGTAAAACAAGGTAGGATTCTATGAGTTCATATACTAAATCAACTGACTTTGCGTCAAAGGATGCCTTGCTTACAGGGAATCCATCTAAGGTTATTAAGGGTACAGAGATTGATGATGAATACAACGCTATTCAAACTGCAGTCAACTCTAAGGCAGACACTAACTCCCCTGCGCTTACTGGCACACCTACGTCAATTACAGCGGCGGCTTCTACTGACACTACACAGATAGCTACTTGTGCGTTTGTACAGGCGCAAAAGGCTTCTCCTGCATTCACAGGTACGCCTACAGCACCAACTGCATCTTTTGGTACAGACACTACACAACTTGCAACGACAGCATTTGTTCAAGCGGCATTAGAAGCACTCTATCCAGTGGGTACAATCTATACATCTGTGAGTGCAACAAACCCTGCAAGTACATTTGGTTTTGGTACTTGGGTAGCATTTGGCGCAGGTCGTGTTCCTGTTGGTCAAGACACTGGAGATTCCGCATTTAATACACTAGAAGAAACTGGCGGTAGTAAAAACGCTATTGTTGTATCTCACGTACACACTTTTAGTGATAGTTTTACAACAGACGGCGGAGGTGCTCATTCACACTCTCTTACTGATCCCGGACACCATCACCAAATTACTGGCCCTAATGGTGCTTTTAATGATAATTTAAATCCTACAACGGGAACAGGTAACTACGGGGGTGGTACACCTGACGATAACTCAGAGCGTTATGATACATACGATGCTACAACTGGTATTAGTATTGGAAGTGTTGGTGACCATACACACACAGGGTCTGTTAGCGGTACCACTACTTCAGCAGGTAGTTCAGGTGCTAATGCAAACCTACAACCATACATTGTTGTTAAAATGTGGAAGCGTACTGCTTGATAAAAACACCAGTAGCAATACAACCTGCGTACACAATTTATTTTGAACGATTCGCAGATAGAACTTGGACACACGCAGATGTACATAAGTGGACCCCAAGTATTAAGAAAGAATTTAAACAAGTACATGGACTTTTACAAATGATACATGGACAACCT